CCTACCACTCCGATGACGGAGTACGATGTCGCCACCAAAGGCTACAGACTACTTCCAACGTCGGCAAGTCGTTGGCTGCTGCCTGTCCTACGCACCGAGTCCTTACGGTGCTCCACGAGCCTCTCCTCACCGTCTATCGCCTCGCACGAATAAGTGTGTGTGCATATATGGCCGGGACGGGGAGCTCTATGGAGGACAGACAGCCCCGCAGACCCACTTCGGAAGGTTGTGGTACTGCTCCTCAACCTACCAAAACTGGCTTCGAGAGGAAGGAGTGCACTTGGCCCTCGTCGCTGATCCATGTATTCAGAACTGAAGTAGAATCTGACCGGACTAGCCGGTCCAGGATCGACGACGGGGCCGAGCGGACCTCCCGCGACCACCGGAGCGGACGATTAACGCCCGATCCTCTGTATTCGCGGATGGCCTGCCGGCACTCACTGTCAAGGCCCTTGATCTTCCACTCTCCGTTGGCGGAAGTTGGTGGACCCTGATAGTTGCGGAGTGGAGAGCTATCCGGCTCAATCCGCTCCTCTCCCTCTCGAAGTGGCTCTAGCTTCTCTCGGACTACCACTCGGCCCGGCTTGACCGGGGCCTGCCACGTCAACGCGGCAGACTTCTTCTGCTGGTAAGTCACCCGACCCTCCACCCCTAATGGGCGGTTTAGATCGACGATTCGGTGCTTGGCCTCCTCCTGGGTCAGTGGGCCTGGAATTTCGTCCAAAACGGATCCGAATTCCAGTGACTTCCACCGACTCGCTAGGTAGCCGGCCGCACGACTTTGCCATGCAGTGAACCGAGTGTCCGAGCCCTCGGGCAGCACGATGCCCAAACCACCAAGCTCGGGAGCCGCGTGCATATTGATCTCACCATTCAAGGTGTGATACTTGATCTCGTCCCTAAAGTAGCGATGAACGCGAAGAAGGGTACGAGTCGGACTGCACGACTCCTCGATCACCCGATTGACTTTCTGGGTGAATGGCATCTCGCGGTTTTCGGGCCGCAAGCCGACCTTCACGGCCGGTTGGTCTCCCCAGTCGACTCTTCGCTCAACGCTCTTGCCGGAATATAGAAGACCGGTGTTGAGGAAGTTGACCTTGTGGAAGGGGACCTTGCCATGCTTCTGGTGGACATAGCCCTCGCTGTTAACGGTGACGAAATGTTCGTGGATGTAGTTCTTCCCCGGTGAAAGGGTGAAGCCAACCTCCCGAACCCACCTCTGCCAGATCCCGTAGAATTCAGGATTTGCGCGGAAGCAGATGTCGTCTCCGTTGACAAGGCAGGGCAGGTCCTCTAGCCGAAACTTGCGACCAGTATACTCCTCAAGAGCACACCAATAGGCCGCAACGTTGATCGAGCAGAGGACCGGGAAGCTCAGTGGACTACCCATCAGCTGACCATTCTGCTGCATCATGCCGTCGATCTTGAACTCAGTCGGATACTCGATCCGATGATTACCGAGCACGGCACGAGCAATAATCTTGAGAGCCTCGCTGGCATTACAGCCACGGAGAGCTTCCTCAAGGCAGAGTCGGTTGACCTGCTGGGACAGTCCATCAGTGGCAGCGCTATAGTCCCCACTCACCCAGTGAGTAAAGTCGAGACCGAGTTGCTTCTCCTGATCAAGCAGGCCCTGGAGGATTGAAGCATCCAAAGGGCAACCAGTGAGCTTGAAACAGGGAAACTCCTGAAGACGCTGCCACATTGCCTTCTGTAACGCCTGTGCGGCGAAGTACGGAAGGGCGCTTCCCTTTGTGATGAGGCGGCATTTGAGTGGTTCGAGGATCGCGCACACAGTAGCGCGGCACGTTCCACCCAAACGCTCGAGGTCTTTCAGAGCCCACCGCTCGGCGAGCTTCTGGGAGACCTCTGGCAGAAACTCTGGACCTATGTACTCAGACACAACTTCACCCGGAGCCACTTCGGTCATCCTATAAAGAAGTCTGTTATCAGAGTCCATCCCCCATTCCTCCTTGAGGTAGCTGATGATCGTAGATCGAACAGCGCGACACCTCCCGCCCTGAGATCGAGTGACCTCGTAACAGGCGTTGAAGTTTGGGTTGCCAGAGATCGAGCTATCACGCTCCATCTGCCTGCTGGTTCCGTACCCGGTCCATTGGCGGCGCCTAAACGAGGGCCTCCAGATATTCCGGAACTTCTGTCGAACCAGCTCCGTCGCCTCTTCACTCATCTCCGGAAGGGTCTGCGTCAAACTCGCCTTATGCTTGAGCATCGTGGCGTAAATGAAGTCCTCAGAGACCTCGGCGCAGCCCCTCTTCACTCCTTGAAGGATGGCCCAACAAACCTGAGTCGGGCGGACCTCGCTATCACGCGAGGCAAGGAGATTCCGGAGATGCCTTCGTGCTGCCCCCGTAAGGGGGAAGTGAAAGCTAGAGCCAATGGCTTCCTCCAGTCCCGCTGGGACATCTGGCATACTTGTCTGCCTGAGAAACTTGGCCATAGGCCAGCAGGTCAGATACTTCTGCCACTTCACTTGCTCGGCCTCGTCTTTGGCCCTCATGAGCAAGGGGAGGAAACCATCCAGAAAACAACGAGCAGGCATGTACCTGAAGATCGGGTCGGCGTCACACAGAACGTCCCACACTGATCGACAGAACATGATGACGACCCGCAACTTTGCAAGGTCGTCGTTTGCCTGCTCGAGGGTGGTAGGTGGACGGTCATCGAGAAAAGCTTTGAGACTATCCAGAAGCGGCGCGTCTTCGCGCCGAATGCTGGCATAGTAACCTCGCTCGATGACCACCCGGTGGCGTCCATCGCCACGGAGGTCCGCCACGGCATTTCTGCCGGCCCGTCTCACGACGGGACCATCCAACAAAACATCGAAGATAATGTTCG